GAAAGCTCTTGGCTTCACAGATGACGAGATAGCTGCGCGATGAGTTACGGGTCGAACGGTGGTGTGATTGGGCCAGACAATGTGCCCACGCTTATTGCTGCGCCGGGTGTGTGGTCGTTGGGTGAGATCGCTGAAGCTAGACGTGACAGCGTTTGGCCTGCCCCGTTTGCTGGATGGTTTGCGAGTTGGGATCCCGGTGTCGCCTCTGACGTAGGAGATGCGACGCAGAGCGGCCAAATCACACTCGACACAAGCGACAACATCTACATCTCGGCGGTCTGTAATGACTCCAGCGCTGGGACGTACACGAGCGCCATCGCCAAAGTCCAGTCAAATGGCAACGCTCTTGTCAACAACTACCAATTCAACATTTTGGAAAGCAGCGTCCAGAAGAACACTCGACTGATGGGTTTGGTAGCAGCAGGAACCAATCTCTACATTTCAGGCGATGAAATAAGTACGGGTTATGCGTGGCGAGCGAAGCTGAACTCGTCTTACGCTGTTCAGTGGTTTGGTGACTCAGGCGGCGACAAACAAACCGTACAGAGCGGCCAGCCTAGTTACGCCAATACAGACATGAAGCTCTATGTCTCACCGAATGAGGACGTAGGCATTCATCTCTACTACGGCTATTACACCTCCTACGGTTCATATCAGGCGATCATGCAGCCGATCGACGCTGCGACTGGCTACAAGTTGTACCCCGATACCTACGGAGGCAACTGCTACCCCGTGATGCCTAACTCGTCTCCAACAAGTGTGGCGCAATACATCCAAGGCTTCGCTATGAACACGGGTCGAATGGCTTACATTCAGTCGTCGTATCACTCCAGCTATGGACCATACAACGTTCAATTCGGTGAAGCTGACGAATACATCTGGAGTGGCTGGTCGGGGATGCAGTCTGCCCGTTTCGCTACAGGTGGTTCGAGTGCAGGTTGGGGCGCTTACTCATCCGCTCCGAAGATTTGCGCCTACCGAACAACAGGAACCCCACACCAATATTACTGGAACGCTGTTATGAATATCAACGGCGGCACCTACTCCGACCAAGCCTACTTCAGCTTTTGGGATCCCTACTCGTTAGGATATTCAGGTTGGAGTAAAGGGACTCGCTACATAGTCAACGCAAGTGACAGTCCGGCAACACCGACGGGCTTCACGATCGAATGCCCTCCTGTTAATGATTCCACGGACACCTACTGCTATTTCGTACTCCGAGATAACGCAACTAACCCCGCTCAGCATTACCTCGTCAAGCATGACATCGCTAATCAGACGGCAATTTGGCAACGAAAGATTCAGATTTACAAGACCGCTCACGGGATTACCGGTTATGACGTTCCCTTGATTCAGTCAATGGCTATTGACTCAACGGACGAGAATGTCTACGGGATCTTTTCCAGCATGACAATGAACACAGCAGCGTGTGTGGAGAGCATTGTGTTCAAACTCCCCACTGACGGCACGGGTGCTGGAACCTACGTCGCCGGTGATTACACAATTACCTACGGAACCTCGAACATGACGGTTACTGCGGGAGACATTCTCGACTTCGGAACCGGCGCGGCTGGAAATAGCTACACCAGTTTCTCAAACTACGGCACTCTAACCACGAGCACTTCAACACCTACCGCAACATGGGACAAGGCGTAGATATGGCGAGCGACTACTACTACACGACTGGAGACAAAGCCGGACAACCAAAGCCGGGAATGCTTCCAGCAACAGAAGATCCAGTGGTAACTACTGAACTTCCCGACGGATTCCCAGCGAAACCAGACGACTGGGAGAGCGTGCCCTACGACTATGACGTTGACAACGGTCAATGGGTGAAGTTTGACCAGGGACTCGGCTAATGGCAAATCTAAATGAATGTTGTTGATGCCCCCGGCAAAATTAACACCGGACGGCCACTAAAACCCTTCGGAATAGTCGTACACCACACCGCCTCCAACCGCAACGCAGACCCCGACAACGTGATCGCAATGTGCGTACGAGGCGTCAACAGAGTACCTGGACCTTTATACAACTACCTCATAAAACGTGATGGCACCATTGTCAAGTTGACTGCTGACAACGTGAAAGCTAATCACGCTGGTCGAGGGCTCCAGTCGGTGTTGACTCGTATTCAAAAAAACCTTCCTGTTTTGGGAACCGCTAAGAAACCAGGAAAGATTACAGCTAACGCCCGTTTTGTAGGAGTATCTCTTATTAATGACGGGTTGGGTCAAGATATACCTGAAGCCCAGATGGACGCATTAGTTGACTTGTGCGCCTTTCTGTGCGACGGACACAAATGGAACCCTGGAGTGTCTGTCATAGGCCACAAGGAATGGACCTCTAGGAAAGTTGACCCCTCGTTCTCTATGTCAGAGCTACGTGGAATGGTTCATCGGCGCATGGTCACAGATATTCCTACAATGATTTTACCTAAAGAACCGCATGATGGAATGGTTCCATTCCCCGGAACACTACGCAAAGGATCAAATAGTCAGGCTGTTGTTCATGTTCAACGAAAGATAGGTGCATTAGCTGACGGTATTTTTGGGCGTGGTACACTCGCCAAAGTAAAACAATGGCAGCGAACCAAAGGGCTCGTTGCAGATGGCGTGGTCGGTCCCAAGACTTGGGCGGCTATGCAGATACGGAGACAAGAAGTTGTTCAACCAGCGTTTTATTAAAGATTCATTAGAGCGTGGAGTATCCACGTTTGCTCAGGCTTGGGCTGCCGCTATGGCTGTCCCTGGCCCTGATTGGGGTGACTCCTTAAAGATTGCGGGAGTTGCCGCACTTATTTGTATTGCTAAAGCTGTGGCCGCTACAAAGGTAGGCGATCCCGAAACGGCGTCACTTAGCGGTTAGGAATGAGGTTGTTCTGTGACGCAATATCGTCAATCAGGAGTTCTATATAAGGCATCAGGCGTGGCGTATGCGACGCCTACGACTATTACTCCTGCGACTATTGCGTGCACAGCAACAATCCCAGTTGATTTTGAGTTCGAGTACCGTCAATCTGGGCAGGCTTACAGAAATAGTTTCGACTATCGCCAAGGACTGATATCAGGTAACACCTATCTGGTTGTTGCTACCCCAGCCACGGTCGCTGTTACTACTTCGATCACAGCTACGGGTGGTCTACCGATCACGGTTACCCCTGGAACTATCGCTGCTGTGGCAGCGTTCCCTGCTGTTGACGTTGATGCTAACTATGTTCAGTTAGCTGAAGGTATAGCTGTCACGGGCGCTGTGCCTGCCCCAACTCTTCTTATTGGCATTGTTCTGTATCCGGCTACAATCGCTGCCGTCGGCGGCATTGACCCAATCACTGGTGTAAACATCGTTTCACCTGCAACTATCCTGTGCGTAGCCGCTGTCCCAGATGCGGCTCAGGAAACACATGCAACTCCAGCAACAATAGCTGTTGACTGGACAGGTAACGGGGCGAGACAACTTTACGAGTTCTATCCAGGTGCCACCGCTATCGTTCCACCTGTCGGACTACGCAATAAACCTACTCCGGCTGCGTACGCATTAGCTCGACATTATGTGCCAAGGCCACGTGCCGGGAATCTATTCATTATTAACGGAACATCGGTACAAGATTACCTCCCAGTAGATACCACAACAGTTACACGGTGGCTTCTCGGCGGTCACTTCCCACCCACAGATCTAACACCTAGTGAGATATCATTACTTGAAGCAAGCGGTTTCCCCATTGATGTAGGAGCAGGTGTTTCTTAATGCCCATATATGTTTACCGTTGCCTCGACTGCGGTCTATCCCTCGATGTGCGTCACTCGTTCGAAGAGACATATCAAGGAGACTGCGATGGATGTAGTGGTGTAGTACGCAAACATTTCGGACAAGTGCACATCGCTGCGTCAGCTACACCTACCCGTGGGGTTCACGATGGTAAAGCTATCGACTGGGACGGAACTAAAACTAAAGAACAAAACAAAGACAGAGACATGGCAGCCTACAAACGGCTTCGCTCTGAAGGTCTTCACCCTCCCTCTGTGGATGGGGCTGCTGATCTTGAAACTCGGGCCGGAAACAAATGGGAAGTTAAAGCAGGACACATTATTAAAGAGGGGAACCGTAAGAAAGCTGAGTCACAGTTACAGGAGATTTTGGAATGACAGCACAAATATGGATTGATGAAACTCGTGACATGCTTCTATCAGGTTACGTCGAAGACTTAGACATACTCACTGGCATTGTTCCAGAAACAACAGGAGTCTCAGACATAATTGTTCAAGGCTACGCATCTTCTATTGTCAGAGGTGTCGTCATTGAAGTAAATGCTGAGTTGATGTATGTTGTTCAGGTTGTTTCAACAACGATTTCAGTATTGCGTGGCTATGCCGGATCAGTACCAGCGGCTCATGCAGCTAATGACATTGTTCGTGTGTCACCCAAGTTCCCCACTCATCGAATCATTTCCTCTCTCAACGATGACCTTGCCGATATCTCATCACCCGCTAATGGCATGTTTCAAATGCGTACTACCACATTTGTATATAACGGTGGGGTAGCAGGCTACAACCTTGACACAAGCGGTTTTGTAGTTGACTCTATTTATGAAGTAACTCATGCAGCGGTCGGAGCGTTAGCTAACGAACCAGAAATAATTTCGTGGCGACTCAAACGAGATAGAGACACCGCAGCATCAGCTTTCCCTAGTGGTAATGCTTTGATTCTTTATGATGGCGCTATACCTGGGAGAACAGTAAGAGTTCTATACAAGTCACCTCTCACCCCAATCGCAAACAGCACTACTCCTTTAGCAGATGTAGGTTTAGCAACTACCGCTTACGATCTACCTCCGCTTGGTGCAGCTATGGCATTGATGACTACTCGACCTATCCGTCGGGAGTTCCTTGACGCCCAAGGCACCTCACGTATGGGTGAAGAAGTTCCACCCGGCGCTATCTCAGCGTCGTTCCGTGATCTGATGGGGCGACGACGGGCTCGGCTCGAAGCCGAATCTGGTCGCCTTGTCGCACAATACCCACAGCAATGGAACCGTCACGCTGCTGTGCGTAGCAGCCAGTGGGGTTATCTGCGGTGAGTTTTAACGCCGAGTCGTTGCCAGTCGAGTTGAATGGCATTTCGTATCTGGTAGATACTGCTGCCTATCGGCGGACAACTGTTCCTGTTGCACGTCAGCAACGTGATAACAGTAAAGAGCCTGGTGAAAATACTTTAGATACGACTGGTGCGTGGGTACGTTCTCAAACTGATTGGTCGTATGGCGCTGGTCAACTCTATTTAGATAACGAAGACTCAGACCGGCGACGTTTCTATTCGTCAACTGGTATAGATATTTGGACTCGGGGACAGATCACGTTGCTTCCGACTGCGGAAACACCGGGTGCGTTACCGGCAACATCATTCATTGCTGGTGAAATACTTGTTCATCGAGTAATTCAGTCTTCTACTGGTACAGAGTATTTGTATGTTGCGAATGGCATAACGCTTTCTCACACCTCTGACCCATTAGCTGCGAGTCCCACTTGGACCAGCATCACCGTTGGAGGGACCACGACCAGTATCACGAGTGACGGCACAAACATCTATCTTGGTTTCGACGGTGTTATCGTTGCAGAACAATCCGTGATCGGTAGTAGCTCAACTTCGGCTTTCGGTTCACTCGATCCGAACCTTATCAAAGTCGCAGCAGGACGTTTAATCGCTGCGGACGACAACGCTATTTATGAACTTGATGCTGCTGGAGCCAAAGCCGCATCATCCTTAGATTATTCTTTACCTCTCTCTAATAGTGAGTGGGTAGCTATCGACGCATGCCCTAACGGTATCTATGCTGCAGCAAACACAGACCACACGGGCACCGTATATTACATAGACGTAAGTACCACAGATAGCACATTAGTTACACCAGTCATCGCCGGTTCCTTACCACGTAACGAATCCATAAACGCCATCCTTTCTTACGGACCTATTCTTTGTTTAGCCACATCGCAAGGCTTTCGTACAGCACTCGTCGATGTCCAATCCGGTGGTATAACCATCGGCCCGGTTATCGACACAGGCGGTGAAGCCTACTCACTTGAAGCTGATGGTCGTTTCGTATGGTGGGGCACTGCTTACGGCACCCTCTACCGAGCCGACCTTACCCGTTTCACCGACACCCTTGTCCCTGCCTATGCTTCGGATCTTGTATCTTCTGTATCTGCTACAGCTACAGATTTGGTTGGCAGCATGACTCGTGTCAACAATGCGGGTACCCCCAAGATGTTCTTTGGTGTAAAGAAAGCAGCGACCGCTGCGGTATTACAGAACGAATCCAAAACAGGGGAAAAACTTGCGACGGGTAGTCTTATCGCAGGTGAAATAACGTGGTCAACTGTTGTCCCAAAACTTTTACGCTCAGGCATTATTGACCTCGACCGGTCCCAGTTCGAGAACCTAACGACTGCATACAGAACAGCTACCGCTTACAACGATAGCGACAACACCTACAACCTCGGTCCAGCTACCTCCGTAGCTGCCGGAGAGATCCGTTTAACAGCAACAAACAATGCGAACGTTAGTGCAACTCTTTTAGATATGGCAACTCAGGTACCACAAACATTTGTTTTCAGCGATGGTATTGATACAGCTATCTCGTTTGACCTTACAGCAACACTGCTACGGGCAGTCAGCGATACGACAGTTGCCCCTATCCTTCACGACTGGCAACTCACAGCGGTCGCAGTACCTCGACGCATCGACGAAATTCTTATCCCAATAGTTTTACGACGCAGCATCCTGACTGCCCGCAACGCTGGAGCCCCAGCAAGTTTTGTGGCAGGCAATACGTTTAGTGCACTGCGAACGTTAATGGAAAACGGTACCGCAGTAACCTACACAGAAGGCACTCGTAACGATACCGTCACAGTAGAACGATTAGAGATGCAACCCGAACGCCTATCCGATGACGGATCATGGTGGGAGGGTACCCTTTTAGCAAGGTTACTTACCGTTCCAGTCTGATAAAGGGCACATGACTAAGACACTGTTCTTTGATATAGAAACTGCACCTAACATGTCTTACGTCTGGGGCCAATGGCAACAAGACGTGATCGAACACGTACGAGAATGGTACATACTGTGTTTCTCATACAAATGGGAAGACCAAAAATCTACTCACGTTGTAAGCCTTCAAGACTTCGAGCTTTACGACAACGATCCCGAAAACGATTTGCATGTTATTGAAAAGCTGTGGAAATTATTGGATGAAGCTGACGTGGTTATCGGCCACAACTCTGACGCATTCGATATAAAGAAAGCCAACGCCCGGTTCGCTTACCATGACCTTGGCCCAACCAGCCATTACCAAACCGTTGACACATTAAAGATCGCACGAAGACATTTCAAATTCAACAGCAATAGGCTAGGCCACCTCGGAGAACACCTTGGACTCGGAGGCAAAGAAGCTACAGGAGGATTCCAAACATGGGTGGGTTGCATGAGGGGTGACGTTAAAGCATGGGGAACCATGAAGAAATATGCCAAACAGGATGTAGATCTTCTTGTCGATGTGTACGAACGGTTACGTCCGTGGGCTACCACACATCCCAATAGAAACGTGATCGACGCAACTTCACATGCATGTCCGACGTGCGGCAACAACGTGCTGCAAAAGCGTGGTACTCGGGTGACTCGGACCATGATGTATCAGCAGTATCAATGTCAACGCTGTCGGTCTTATTGCAGGGCGAGGCTGGCTGAAAACGTGGCACGTCCTGAAGTTGTTTAGAGAAAGTCAATCATTCTTGGGATGGGATCGTATTGCAAGATACGTGTCTCACATTTCTTGCAACGACATTCCCCAATCAAATATTTTGCTATAGTTCCATGCCGTTTGAAGTCAGATGCTTCCCATTCTGTCCAACCTCGGGCGTCTATTATCATTAGTAATCTTCCGGGTTTTCTGAATCCTCTTTAATTAACTCAGCCATTCGTTCCGCTTCTGTTTTTGTTCTGTACCATTCACGAATCTGGCTGTCGCAGATAACTGCATACCCTTGGATACTTAATCCTGCGCCAATTCGTGCTGGAACTGGTTCTACCTTGACTTTCATATTTTACTCCTAGTCACGGCTATCAGTATTTTACCACTCAATGTGAGGTAAAGGGCGGGACGCCAAGGTAGAAAGGATAAAATCCCTGACGCCCCTTCACCGGCAACCAACCGGCTAGCCCTCGTTCTGTTGGTTTACTTCGCTGTCCCATTCCGGTCCCTTTAATGACTTCCGCATCTCCCTTAGCCTTTCAAGGTTCTCTTCTCTTGGGAGATATTTTCTTTCGATTGCTTTGATTTCCATTTGGTCACGACGAAGTAACGACTGGTAGTGCGTCCTGAACTCAGAGATCGCAGGCCAATACGGGTACTGGCGTGTCAATTCGTTAATGCATTTCGCTGCCACAGCTTTCTCTAAGCTCTTCAGCGATGTATGCCACAGCTTCAGTGTCCCCTCGGGAATCGTACTCGACTTGAACCAGAGTTGTGACATAAGCATAAGTACTTCATCAGCTTCGGTATCATTCATAAAGCGCGGGCTCCATCAAAGTCATAATCCATGTTGACGTAATAAGACGTTCAGCATAATCAGCAGCCGAGTCAAATCCGTTGAACGGTCCGACAGCCTTGAAGCCATCATGTAATGTGCCTTGCAATATTATGCATGGCTGGCTGATCTCTGGATGCTCACCCCATCTATCAAAATTGAGGGCAGCGACATCATCACTAACTGAGTTATTACATATTCCACAACCAGCGACACTCATTTCATTCCCCGTGCTGTAAGAATCTGTTCACGAGTAAACGCATCATGCTCAACCAGAGAAGTGTCACGTCGCACACCACCCTGCGCCTTCCGTTTCTTCTTCCGATAGTTCTCTTGGTATTTGCGATGTTCCTCTAAACAATCAACGCACTTACACCCATTACCATAATTCGCTGGCGAAGGTTTCCCTCTACAGCTATAGCCCGCTCTCCGGGTTCTGTTTACTTTCCCCATTTATTCTTTCCTTCCTCAACTTTAGTATTCTCTTTCCGAGTTTGCCAAACTTGTTATCGTTCTCATCTTTTTGTCGACGTAACGCAGTTTCGAATGCTGATTCAGTAAACGCCCACGTAATTTCCAGTGCGTCATAGCATTCATTTAAGCTCCAGCCCGCTTGTACGGCCATCTCAACGATGTGCCGGATTCTTGTAGGCTTAACTAACGGTTTCTGTTTCTGTGCCTTCCACCAACTGTTCAGCATATGTGTCATGCTCTCGAACTCTGGGTGGTAAGGGGCGTTCAGGTTGATTAGTTCCCCCAACTTGGATCCTTTCTTTCATATCTAGCCATTCTTTTAACATGCCTGCAAAGTGAGCAAACTCCATAACAACATACGCACCGCCAGTCCCAAAGTTCCGACGCTTCACAAGTGCTACCCCATACTCTGCATCACCATTAATTCTTTCCTGTTCTGTCTCCTTCATTATCTCCGACAAAGAAGACAACGCATCCTTCCGGTTCTTACATTCGAATACAAACTCAGGAAGCCACGCACTCTCGATGTCCCCGGTGTCTTTATTCCCAGACAGAGGTGATCGACGAAAGCCTTTCGGTCCTCCAAATATTATGTGTGATAGGAAACGAACACACTCAGTTTCCCAAGCGGTCCCCTTTTGTTTTGCTTTGCTCATTATCCCAAATCTGGTGGTAAGAAATCTTCGTCTTCGTAGTCTCTAAGAAATAGTTGCATCGAATTTTGAACTAAGAATGAACGTGCTTGCGCCATCTTATTATTCGGATCCATTTGATATCCAGCAGGATGAGCATCGAATCGGTCTACCATTTTGATTGCTGCAAACTCAACTGTATCTGCAAAATCTTTAGGTACTACTACCGAAAAGATAGTGACATCATCGTTCAATATCGGAATCAAAATACTATTATTGTCATCCACTAAAAGGGCTCCTCACCATCCGCGAACCCCTTTTGTATAGCTTCGACTGCTGCTGTTTCTACCGTATCACTTCGGGCACCTTTCGGTTCCCATCTCCACGAAGGGCCAGCATCGTCAGCGTATAGCCTAAGTTTCTTAGTGGTCTTGCCTTCTTTGTTAGTCCACTCGTCTTCTTTCATGCGCCCTTTGACTAACACTCGGTCACCTTTTTGTAGTTCAGCTATACGTTCGGCCAGTATGTCGAAACATTTGACATCGAACCAATGCACTGCCTTAGTTTCGTTACGCCCCGTAGTCACAGCTACGGAAAACATCATGTTTGCTTTCCCTGCTTTAGAGAACCTTAACTCAGGCGTTTGTCCTATATTCCCGGCGATACTTATATCACTCATCTTCTTCCATCCTTTTATTGAGTATGTCTGCAAGAACGTAGTCCTTGTCTTTCTTATGCCAGAGATGCAGACCTAAGCCCAGCCTCATAGCACACCTTTTAATACCATCAGATGCACACGCCTTTACACGTGCTCCGTCTGTCTTCCAGTTGTTCGGATTCTCGCACTCACCAACCTCTTGTATCGAGGTAGTTCGTCCATCAACATCAACAATAAGAGTGCAAAGGATACCAGTAGCAGTACCGTCAGCATCCCGAATAATAGT